CCCATGACGATCCAGCCGTCACGATGGACTCTGGGTAGTAATAGTAATGAAGCTCTACCCCATAGTTTACATTAGGCGTTGGCCCTAGTAAGTAAACATACGGTTGAAATTGCGCATAATACTGAGGTTGGGCTTGGTATCCAGATGAAGGAAATGACTCACGAATGAAGTTCACATCCTTGTCTAGTAAATACAAGTAGTTGCTAGTAGGGTCACCGTAAGTAAATACCGCTAAAGAAAATGACGCAAGATAATCAGCAGGTAACGACAAATACGAATTACCGGCGCTAATAGTGCCGGTTACGTTCTTGCGAATAGCAGGTAGTTGAACAGAATTGTATATTCGTTCTTCAGCTTGCTGAATGAAATTCGGGATGTTTGCAAGAAACGACGGTTCAGTCGTTTCACAATAGTCCTGAATAGCCTGTGATAACTGCGCGAAATTCATCAGTCTTCATCCGGGTGAAATTTGCGACCCTTAGTAGCAGCGCCGTACCCACGGATGTCCATAAGCTTTTTCTTCTTAGTGCCCGTTGGGTAACGGCCTTTAACCATGATGTCATCCATGTCAATGCCTTCATCAGGATACCCAGTATCCTTTTGACGCCCCGGCTTCCAAGTGTTGGCTACAGGTTGAGCGTAATCGCCCATCTTCTGTTTACCCCACTCAGGAAATTTATAATCTTGCCATTTGTTGCTCATCACTTGCCCCTTGAGCTACCGCGTTGATTCATCGCACGAGCAAGGTTTCGCCCATACGTTTTCATAGCCAGAGACGTGACGCCTTGCCCACGAGGTAACATATGCTTACCTTCTGACTTGTGCTTCTTGTCATGTTCCTTCTTCATCATACTTCTCCCGGCGTAATAGCCGATGTTTCACCCAGATAACCTGTTGTCGTCAAATACGTTACTGTCACTTCTGCATCAACCGGCCCAGTCGCCGTTACCGTTCCAATCACGCCATAAGCCACCAAGTCGTTCTGTACCCCAGAACCGGGACTTACCGCGCTGTTCGATGGCCCTGACCCATTCATCGTGCTGCTGAATAGCGAAGTATTTAACCCCACTGGATTCCAGCCCCACTGAATCACTCGACTACCGCCGTCACCACCCGCTGCACCCGTAGGGGTGTAGTAGCTTATGTCTGGCCTTGGATCACGCAGTGCTTGCGGATCATTAACCGGATATAGCCCTAACTGCAACTGTGGTTGATCTGGTTCCCAGCACTCTGGACAGACTTTGATGTTGACGTTCTTGGTCTTGATGACCAGAGTCTTTAAGTCTGTCAGCTTGTACCGAAAACCACACCGATCACATTCTGCAATCGCATTTTTGCCAGATGCAAACCGACTAGGCACGGATCACCTATAGCCTATGAAAGTCTCACGTGGCACAAATCTAATTGCCGCTTTCTCTCTATCCTCATCAGCCGCAAGTTGAAACGTATCTTGGTACATTTTCTCAAGCATACCCGTGCGCTGTTCAGCACCGGGGATCTTGATAGACAACATGTAAGCCAAACCTGCCACCATCGCGGGCAAGAACCTAAACGGTAAATCTTCCCCATTGACGCCAGTTCCTGCGTCATAGATGCGACGTAAACGCCAATACACAAACGTATACGTAGTGCTTGGATCAGGGCAAGGCCACACATTGATCTGTGGATACTGCACTGTTCCGTTTGCGTTAGTAGCGCCCGATTGACGATTGATCCACACCTGAATAGGTCGCCCTTGAGCGTTCTTATTAGGTATAGATGCGTAGGTACTTACCGAAATTCGCGTGATGTTAATGTCTTGCTGGTTAGAGCTAGACCCAGTACGAATAACGTGATCTAACAAGTCAACCGTATCAACAGGCAGATCATAAGTAATTACACCCGTCTGAAGGGTGATCTCGCCTTGTTCCACCGTCCACAGGTTAATGCCACGGTTAGCCCATTCCATAACCAATAAGTTAAGAGAACGTCTAGCTGTGCGCATGTCATAGCCAGTACGCAGTTCAGCCCCGCACCGTTCAAACGCTTCCTCAATAATATTATTGAGGTCAAGATTGAAAGTAGAGGTGTTAGTCGTCGTTAATGGTACTGGATAAGTCATTTATGTTTTTTCATCCGCGCTACAGCCGCATTATCTACAAGATTAGGGTAAGGTCGCCCTGCTGCTTTAGCTCGTGCTTTAGCCGCTGATTTCTTGCTACTGCTTAAATGTTTTGTTTTATGACCTTCTGGAGCATCAGTCTTCCAAAAAGGTTTTTTAACATTACCACCTTTAGCCATACCACCTTTGCAATACACCTTCACGGGGACGTTGGCATCTTTCCGCTTGATCAGCTTTGGCTGTTTACTCGGACTGATGATTCCCATCCCACGTGAAGGCATCATGACTTACTTACCGTGCAAGTGCTTACGAACATGCTCGTGATGAGGCATATGCGTATGAACGTGACCACCATCTTTATGATGATGCGTATGTGCGGTCATGTGTTCTGGGTGGTGCTTCGGAGCGTGATGCTTCGGATGGCCACCGTGATGTTTGCTGTGATGCTCATGATGTTTCATTTCAAGTCTCCTTAATCAATATTTACAACGAGTTTTGCCACGATTAGCAATTCCATCAGCGCGACTAGAAGCCGAACCAACGTGACCGCCGCGAGCCATTTTTACTATTTTACCCTTGGTATGGCCTTTATGCTCCGCACCATCGGGATTCGCTTTCTTCTTACCGCCAATCATCTTTTCAACCATAGGCTTCTTAACCTTGGTCTCAATTTTGCCGCCCTTCTTGTAGCCAGATCCACCTATAGTTTTAGGTAAAGCGTACTCACCAGTTAATTTACCGGGGTTACGGGCACGGAACATTCGCTCAACAAACTGACGCCCTTTTGCGGTTTTATTGGCCATTTCCGCTCCACGTTCCAGATTAAATAAACGACCTGCGCCAGCAAGACCTTCAGTGGCTTCACCCATACCGGGGCCAGCAGCAGCTAAACCTGCACCAGCAGCCCCTAAACCAGCCCCGCCTAATGCTGTAAGCCCTAAGAACTTAGCTGCATCAACTTCGTTTTGGCGCGCAGCGGCTCTAGCTTGAGCAACTGAAGGACGACGATCAGCATAGGCTTGCATCTCAGGGTCAAGATACTGTCCACCAGCACCACGGGCGCTGGTTGAAGCAACATCTGGACGATTAACCATCTGAGTAATTTCAGGAAGTGCCTGAACGGTAGCTTTTGCTGCTACAGGCGCATTTGAAGCACCAGAAGCTAAGCTAGTACCGTACTCTTTACCACGCCACATAAACGTAGGTTGGCCAGAAGCCCGACCAGCTTTAAATGCCTGACCAAACGACATCAAGTCCGTATTGATAGGCATCTGGTTACCGCTAATATCAGGCATACCCGGCATCTTTACGTCTGGCATAGCAGGGCCAGCAGCACCGCCAAAAGAATCCATAGACGCTGCAACGTCGCCGCCACCATCAAAGTGACGCTTCTTCATTCTTGCGTGCGACTTTGGTGGCCGCGCACGCTTGGCGAATTTCTTAGCCATTTTAGCAAACCTTGTACTTAGTTTTGCCCTTAGACTCAATGCCGCCACCACGAGAGGGATGACCACCAACATGACCGCCATGCGCCATTTTGACGACCTTGCCCTTGGTGTGGTTCTTCTTTTCAGCTCCATCTGGATTAGCGTGCTTCTTGCCGCCGATCATTTTCTCAACCATTGGCTTCTTAGACGGCATTTCAATCTTGCCGCCACGTGCATAGTGGTGATGATGGTGATGAGACACTTTAGCGTGGTGATGATGGATTGAACCACCATGCGCCATTCCCGGCATAGCACCGGGGCCAGCCGCCATCGGGCCAGCACCGCCACCCGGAGGGCCAGCCATCGATGCAAGAGCAGCTGGATCCATACCGCCACCCATGCCACCCATGCCACCCATCGCTGAGGGCTTCTTGTGTCGCATCCCACCCTTTGCCATGTGGTGCGTTTTACCGCCGTGTTTGTATCCCATTTCTTTATGCTCCGCACGTTCATGCTCTAAAATTTTCTTAGGCGCATGACCGCGCTTAAGGGCTTTCATTTCTTCATCAGCAATAGACTTAGTTTCCTTAGCCTTACCCTTCAATTCATTTGCTTTCATAGATCCACCTTTACCAAATTTTTTACCCTTGTCGGCATCAGAGAAATGCTTACCGACCGATTGAGAAATACCAACCCGTTTAGCAAACGAAGGGTTGTGAGCCACCGCCGCCATAAGATTGTGCTGTTTTTTACTTACGCTTGGCATATCAACAGTTCCATGCCCGAAGGCTCTTGTTAATGCGGCTATCAGGATCACTAGCCGTTTTCTTACTAGTCAGTTTACGTTTCATGCCTTTCATCCGGGCACAAAAAGAATCACGCCTTGAACCGCCCTCTGGTTGAGGTGCTTTCAAGTTCATACCCTGTTTCTTAGCGGAGGCTCTGCCCTTAGCGTTCAAACCGCCATTAGGGTTTTTACCTTCCTTACGCTGCCATGCGGGGGACTTAACCATTAACCAATTCTCCAGTTAGTGCCATCACACCAGACGGGGACGAAATTTGAACCGCCACCTGCGACGATTGCTCCAAAATTACCTGATGCTGCAACGGTTGAGTTATTCACAAACGCACGTGAGCCAGCAGCTAACCCCGGTAACGAAGCAACAGCTACAGCCGCCGCCGCAAACGGAACACCATTGACATAATACGATTGAGCATTAACCGTACCTATGCCTTTAGCATCGGTATAAGCAGTTAATCCAACAACTAAACCATTTACACCAGCTTCAATAAAGTTATTGCCCGACCCGTCATTCGCATAGAGCCTTGCGTTTTGACCCTGCGCCCAGATAGCGCAGTTCTGTCCGTTAACAAAAATTTGTGGAGATTGTGCGGTTAAAGTAAGAGTTGCAGAGGTACTTGCTTCAGTAAGGGTTGTATTTACCCCGTTAAGGAATAAATAAGTATTAACATCACCAACAGTTAGTGCTGTTTGATATTGATAATTAAAAATTGTTGGAAAATTAAAATTATCAACAATAGAAAAATTAGTCGCAGTAAGATTTAGAGATACTTGATTAGAAACCGTAGTACCGGTTTTAGTTCTAAAAACTTGAGTTACGCCATCAACACCATTACTGTTGTCGATCAACGTAAGTGCAGGGGCTGGCCCAGCATCATTACCATTTACAGTAACGGTTAATGTTCCGTCATTATACCCAGACCCAACAATCGCTACGTTGCCAAGCCCGTCAGTAGTAAAATTAGTACTGCTAGCAAAAGCCCCACTATTGTTATATTGCACACCAGTATTAACACCGCCAGCAGCACCGCTAGATGCGCCTTGGATGCCCGGATACTGGATCTCTATGTTGTAATTACTCATTAAGGTGTTACCGTTACGCGAGGGTTGACAGTGAATGTCCCACCAAACATTTTGGCTTGGAACCCTGTAGTAGTAATGAATAGATCATAACTATAAGCCCCATCAGGAATGGTGTCTGTATTAAGATATGAAATATACAAGTTGATCGTACCCGCTGTACCGCCCAAAGTAATCTGTCCATTCGAAGTAGTTAGCGAATAAACAACAGGGGGTGTAACACCTGCATTATAGGTAGCTGAGTTTCTCAACTGCATATATGCAGAATAGCCGGTCAGGTTTAACAGACCGGCATCATCCTTACAGGTTGCCTGTAATTGAAACGTGGCTCCCTGATCGCACTGAATATTCAGTGCGGCAGCGGGACTTAAGTAAACGGCTGTCACGTTACCTATCCGTAGAAGAACGTCACCGAAGTCACACCAGTCAGGGTCACATACGGAGGGCCGCTAAATACAACGCCTTCACCGGGAATGAGAACCATCCCGTTGCCCGCATTGGCGGCGGTGGGGGTGTCGAACTGAATCAACGTAGGCCCAGTAGACCCGCCGTCTGTGAACAAGACTGACCCTGCACTTGCACCTGACACGTAATACACAGCTTTAACACGAGTACGTGTACCACCAACGCCACTGGATCCAGTGGCGGTCATGTAGTAACTTTTTACATCAGTTTGCATCATCTCAATGCTCCCTGAGTGTTACGGGCCAGTGCTATACGTAGGGGCAGTCGTACCGTCAGACTGACGCACAATGTAGGCGAGGTAGATAACACCCGCGCCAGCGGTCGCCGTACCACCAATCGTGTACGTAACCTGCGCGTCAGCCGTACCGACGTTGGTCACAAACCCCATCGAGCCAGCAGTTGAAGCGGTAGTCATGATCGAAGACCCAAGCGAACTTAGAGCAAGGGCCGTGGTAAATGCCGTGCCATTACCCGAAAGGGTCAGCGTCGGGGTAGTACCCGTCCATGCAGTCGTGGTGTAGAACTGCGCCAGCGTAACGAACGCACCGGCAGGAAGCCAGAACGCAGTCGAAGCTGCCGCGTCCGTGTAAAGAATTGGCTTAAGCTGGGCAACGATGGTCGTACCCATGTTGCGAACCGTACCAGCGGTAGTACCCGTCGTGCTTCGGACGGTGCCGAGCTGCCACGGGCCTAAATGTGATGCAATACCCATTAAAAATACTCCTTATGCACAAGATCGCCATACCATCGGTGCACCGTCTGCTAGGTCAGTTGATATGGCTCAAACCCTAGTGAAATCAATTATACACCTTCTAATTCAAAAAGAGGCCACCTTCGGGTGGCCTCCTCTACTACCCTATCAGGTAGAACCCGCCGAACCGAAGGTGCCGAGCGGATCCGACCAGCCGAAGCTATAACGCTCGCGGCTCTTGTAACGCACGTTACCCGTATCGAAGTCACCGTCCATGCTGTTCTGCAAGGGGGTGCGAACGAACTGCTTAAGACCATTCGGCACGTCCGTGATGAGGAACCAAGCATTTGGATCCGTCAGGAAGTGGTTGATCTTGTAGCCTTCCGGAATCGACCCCATCGCCTTGAGGGCGTTGATGTCGTTGTCGGTCGTGCCAACGCGCAGTTCAGTGTCAAGCAGACGCTTGGCAACGAACATGAGCTGCGGAGGAACGATCAGCTTCCGAGGCTTGGCGGCAATGAGCAGCCCACGTTCATCCGTCCACTGGGAGATCTGAATGACCGCCGCTTCAAGCGAGGTCTCGTTCAAGTCAGCCTGTGTCGTGAAGGTGTTGCTGTTGGTACCACCAGAGACGAGCGGGTGAGCCGTCGAATACAGCGGCTGTCCGTCACCGCCCGTGTAGGCAGTGCTGAAGCCGTTGTTGATGATCGACGCGCCCTTGACCTGCTTCGTGTACGCCATCGCACGGGCGAGCGCTTTCGTATAACGCTTGCTGAGTGAGTCGTACAGGTTGTCTTCAACCGCTTCTTCCGTGATGGAGAAGCCGAGAGCGATGGTCTCGTGGTTGTAACGAGCAGTCCAAGCTTCCTGCGCATTGTCATACGCAATCGCTTGGCCTTCGTTCTTCACCGGGGCCGCGCTGAAGCCCGAAAGCTTCGTCTCTTCTTCAAAGGAACGCTCGGAACTTTCGATCTCGAAAAGCTCCTTATGTTCCTCACCGTAGGTTGCATACTCCAGACCGAACAAAGCGTTCAAGCCGGGGAGCAGTTCCTTAAGTAGCTGTGCTCTTGAAATAGCCATTTAAAATGCTCCCTTAAACGCCAGTGGAGTTCGTGTAACTGTGGTACGTATCCGTCCACGTTACAAGAACTTCTGGATAACCAAAGAACGAAATCGCATTACCCGAAGTACCCGTGATCGACGCCGAAGCGACGAACGTGGTGCTGTTGGTAATGGACGAAACAACCGTACCCGCCGCAACACCCGTACCGGTGATGCCCATGCCGACATAAATGCCGGTCGTGGACGCAACGGTCTGAGTAGCGCTGGTCGCCGTAGCCGTGATCGTCGTCGCAGCAGACAGGGCCGTCTCTGGGACAAACTGAACGATACGGAACGGGCTGGCAGCGGTGATCGGGGTGTTGGTTGCAGTGCCGCACACACCCGCCAACGAATCGCCGGTAAGCGGTACCGTTGCCGAGTAGTTGGACACGATCTGCACGTTTGAGCCAAGGAACGCTGGGCCAAACGCCGCAACCGTCGTGCTGCTCGCAGTGCTGTTGTTGGCAACAGCAACGACCTTGAACACCGCGAACGGGTCATCAAGAACGTAGCCCGTCACACCGGTCGTGGTCGAAGCACTCACCGAAGTGATCGCCGTCGTGCCGCCAACCCAGTTGTTGAAACGGTTCAGGCCATAGATCGGGCCACCCGAGGTTGCGTACTCGCAACCAAGGAACACGCCAATCGTACCAGCAACCGTTGCCTGAGAAGCGCCGGGAGTGGCGATAGCGCCAGTACCCTGCGACAACGCAATTAAATTGCCGTCCGTCGTATTGATACGAACAATGTCGCCATTGTTCAAGTTAGACGCATAACCGTTGAGGATCGGGATCATTCGCGTTGAACCTGCGAAGACGCGACCACCAATGAGGTTATACGGCTTAAACCCGTAAGGGCTTGAGATTACCGGATAAGTCATTGAAGTCTCCTAATAGACAAAAATTATTTAGTGCCACGACCGAACGTCGTGCTGGATCGCTTCTCTTGGAAGAGAGGCATCCGCTCGTCGTTCTGTTTCATGAAGTTATTGTCCACGGCAGACATCTGATTGTTGGCTTGCGCGTTGTAATAATCGCTGCGCTGCTTCATCAGAGACTTGGGTGCCTTGCACAACAACAAACCGCCAATCTCAATGTTGTCCTTATAACGACTATTGGGATTAGCTTCCTGCATCAACTCAGGATAATCGACGGCTTTCACCGGCTCCCATCCCTCTCTAAACTTTGCAGGTGCGTTGGTTGGGTCTGCGTTCCCCATTAACGACACTCTGATATACCGATGAACATAATCGGGATGGTTATCCGCATTAGGCATTGGAAGCGTTTCTGGTGGCTTCCAAGTCATGACACGTTCTTCCGATTGACGATTCTCTAACTCACGAGTAATGCGATTCTCAGCCATTGTTGTTCTCCAATTTCATTTGCTCACGTGCATATGCCTCGGGCGATACACCAAGCTTTTTTGCGATTGCAGCTTGTGAAGCTGTGATACGGATCTGTCGCGGTGCTGTAGACCGCGAAGCTGGCGCAACAACAGTAGTCGATCTGCGCGGTGCCGGGGTTTCCGGTTCCGTGGTTTGAGATTGCGCTTCCCCAAAATATTCAGGAAACCGCTTCTTCATCGTCGTATCAATCTGGCGATAGTAGTCGTCAGGTTGTGTGCGGGGATCCACCCCGGATCGAACCAATTTCTCATGCAAGCCTAACGCGAGGGCGGTCATTTCCTCATCAGCACCAAACCAAGTATTCTTCTGACGCCATGATTCCGCACGGTTATCAGGTTGTACTCTAGGTGCCTGTTGAGCTTGTGGTGTCTGTTGTACGCTAGAATTCTCTTCTTGTAAAGAGGGCTTAAACTGTTGATATTCACGAAGTTTAATCTTTGCGTCGGTTAACTGATCCTGTGCATCGGTGATACGTTCAGCATCACCTGTTTCATAAGCCCGCTTTAGGGCATCCTTAGCGGTGTTAACTTCGGCTACCGCAGCCTTAGTTACCTCACTAATAAAAACCTTCTCACCCTGCCCCATCCGCTGCTTAAGTGATTGATTCTCTTGGTGAATCCGTTGAGCATAGGCTAAAGCTTCTTCTCGTTCACGTGAAGCGCGTTCTTTCTCACGGCGCTCATCGTGCCAGACTTTTTTCATCTGGCTAAGACGTTGCTTAACCTTGTCGCTATAGGCGCTGAGATCATCTTTGTCTAACTCTTCGACGATCTGTGGGGGTAACGGGGTACGGTTGCGGTCTTCAGGTGGGG